TGGCACCAAACACAACAAAATCAACACATTTGTCGTACTAAAATAGCAGAGAACCTCGTACGATTCTCTGCTCTGTGATTATGACTCATTATTGATTATGTTGTTTTCATTAAGACTGTCAGTAGCGTTAAAAGCAACGGTACCAGTATATCCACTAGCGCTGTAAAGAATATTATCATTTAATATACTAAATGATGTTTGCGTGTCTACGCTAATAATACCATTGGTTTTACCACCACAAATATTACCATGTATGCATAGATATTTTGACCCAGTAGCAGTTATAGAATAACCACCATCAGCATTATCACATTTAATACAATTTCCGTTTACATTAATACTATTACAACTAATGATAACTACACCTCTATTATAGTTAATAAAATTACAGTTATTAATACATACGTTTGCACAACTATTTAATGAAATACAGTCATTATTAGTATTACCTTCAATATTACTAAATCCTAGATTGCTTATCATAACATTATTACAACTAACAAGTCTAATAAGTTTACTACTATTAGCATTTGATGTTATATACGCACCATCAATAATTACAATATTCTTATGCAATTCACTGGCAATTAAATGTTGTGCAAAAATGAAATACCCTTTTACTATATCTATGATACTATTTTTAATGATAATATCACCAGGAACTAATGAACTAACGTTATCAAGATTAAATACATAGTCACAACCAGTTGTTTCAGTTCTTTCAAAATATAAGTCTTGGCAAAAGTCCAAACACTCGATTGCAGTGCAATTTGTGTTGAGTATAAAATTAAATGTACATCTAATAAATCTTGAGCTAACACATCTACCATTGATTGTAATACCTTTAACACCATCTTTACTGACTTCATTATTCATTTGAACGTCATACATTTTAGTACCTTGCGCTTTATTTAACGCAACATATCTAACACCGTTATACATAGAACAATAAGTGATTTCACAATAACTTACATTTTCAAATTTGACGTATAAACTGTCAGCAGTCAATTCTGTATTATTGTTGAAAAATAATTTGTTGAATTTAATAAAATTAACTAGCGTACTATTGTCATTAGTACCAACATAAAACATAGTCGTGTCAGTACCTAAAATTAATTTTGTACCACCACGTTCTTCTCCCTCAAACAATATGTGTTTAGTGTCTACGTTAATGGTTTTGTTAAATAGATAATTACCACATGGAAAATAAACTCTTGCTGACAGCCCATTAGTTTTAATATATTGAATAATAGCATTTAATTTATCAGAGTTATCAGTAGTACCACCATTGTCTAACGCTTCTAATTCTGCTGGCGGATGAATAACGTTAATAAAGCAAGAATAAATATTATCATATGCATTTTCACCAATTAAAATTCTACTGTCATGTTCTTTTAAAGTGTTATTTATATTATTGATTTCTGTATTAATTGTTTTAAATAAATCTTCAATTGTAACTATTTTATAGTTACCGTTCAGCACATAACTATTTCCGTTTGTAATGTCGGTAATAGCTACGCACAACTTATTTTTAAACCAGAACAGTTCACCTTTAGTAATATTTTTACTAGCATTTTTTTCATTTACTTCTACATAACTAGCTATGATTGTATGAAATTCATCTAATAAGTTTTCAATAGTAATTTTTTCAATATTACTATTTACTACATATTTATCACCGTTGTTCATTTGTTTAATGACTCTATATAATTCACCATCTAACCAAACTAATTCGCCAACAACTCTGTCATTTGTTGCCGTTTCACTTTTCTTTTCGTTAGCACTAGCAATTTGTTCTTCTAATGTGTTAAGTAACGCGCTTAATATTTCCTTTAATTTTTCATCAGAAACAAGACTAGCTATATAATCTGGGATTTCATTAATGTTGTCAATAACTTCATTTAATTTTTGCGACATTTTGCATAATGTTTCATAATAACTTAAGCTATCATCATACACTAATGGCAATACTTTTTGGCACCAAAATTTAAAATTTTTCATTTTATCACCTACCATAAATTCAAAAATAAATCATCAAGTTCCTTAATAACCATCATATCAATATTCAAGAAAGTCTCTCTGTACTTCCTCAGCATATCACTATAATTCTCTCCCCCTCTTTTTCCCTTTACATTCTCAAAATAATCATCATTACTATTTCCACTCCCATTACTATTAAACGTACTACTATCATTGACATTACTATTATCACTGATCTTTCTAGCATTAGTCAAATATGTTTCACTCTCCACACCTTGTAGTGCACCCTGCGGTGTATCAGCATACAAATTTCTACTAACACTATCACTTGTTGTAGAACTATTGCTATTACTACTATCAGTATTTTCTGTATCAATTTTTCTGTTACTTGTAGTTGTAACATCAGTGTCAGTAAGAGGGTCAAACTTCAACTTCTCACTCTCATACAACTGATTATAATATGGCATAATTTCAGACATTCGCCTATTCAACCACATAACCCATAATCCTACAACTTCAGCACCGATTTCTCTGGTATAGTAATGTTTCAATATTTTCTTGCACAACACTTTTCTATATTTTTCGTCAAATATACTCCAACTACTATCGAAAATTCTATTCCAACTAGTCTCAAGCACCTGATCTACATTCATTCCACCTTGACTTTCTGAGTATCCACTTACTTGTTCACATATAAATCTAACTTCTGTCGTATATTTACTCATTATCATCACCACCAGTCGTATCAGCACCATCATCTTCATCAACGGTTTGAAAATCTTCACGATAATTTACTTCAATATTTAAACCAAACATATCATTGATTTTCTTAACAGCTTCTCTTCTACATTCAAGCCTACTATATCTACTAGCAATAGTACCACCTTGGTTTCTGGTAACTTCATCAGTAATCATTCTTTCTTTCTTTTGAACATTGATGTTACTAATACCTAAATATGTCAACGCTTCATTCCATATCTGAGTCTTAAGCTGATAAATTTTATCTGCCACATACGGCGCACCAGTGGATAGCACCTCCAACCCGTTAGAATTTAAAGCCTTATCACCAAAAATAACTGGTGAATTACCGTCATATTCCTTATAAACATTCAGCATTGTTAGACGCTGTGTTTCATCACACTTAATAAGAATAGGTGTTTTCTGAGCATTAGCGTTTACGTCAATGATTCTATCAAGATTGTATAATCTTTTAGCAAACATTTCAACGTCAAGTACAGAGTTGGTTCTCAGATAATTATTCCAGATAATAACACTATTATTACCCTTTAACAATTTCTGATAATTATTGTAACGTGAATATGCTCTTCTTAATACTGGATTTCCGTATACGTCTAACCTACCAGAACAGATCACATCAAGCGCAACATAATCTTCTAGAACATCATCTTGAAAAAATACCGCTGAACCATTCATAAATAAAGCTAATTCAAGATACCTTACGTCACACGTAGATGGTAAATTTTTCCACTCAAACATACTGACAGATAATTCCATAAGTCTGTTAAAATACTGCATATAAGTGGCATTATTCATTAATAGGCTTTCACCAAAATTAGTTTTCTTTCTTCTTCCCATTTCATCACCACCTTAAGTTGGAGAATTATCTAACGAGTAATCACCAATTTCATTGCCATTTTTCCAATACGTAATACCCCTATCATGAATTGAACATATATGCCTCATAGCGTCTGCTGGAATAGAACCCGTAGCGGTGCATCCAACGGTTTTCACGTAGTTCCAGTGCGGTCTAGTATGTGTGTTCGGGATTTTAACCTTTTTAGTCGCATAGCCATATCTGCTAAAGAAATTATCTATACTTCTTGCATATTGGTTTGATATCGACACTCTACTTTTATAAAATGTCATTTCCTTTGTACTAACACATAAATTACCAGAATTGATATTACCCTTTAAAATATCAGCACTGATTGACGCTTTATAACCCTCTATCATATTATTTTTTATTTGCTTTAAAAAGTCAGCACCAGCTTGCAACCCTATATCTTTTCCCTTTTCGTTTGACACTGGGTCATAAGCGTATGCCAATAAGCTACCAGCAGATAGTGCACCAGATATTCCAGCGTTTACTGTCATTGGTACAATATTTTGCGCATACCAGACTTTATAAGCGTCAATATTCCATGAACAAGCTGGATAGTTATCTAGGGTTAAACTTTCTGTTAACAGTGGTGATTCTACACCTTTATAATCTTTAGGTGTCAATCTAATTCTAATTGGCTGATTAAAAATACTATCCATTCTTAGTTTAGGTTGTAAATCTTTAAAAAATTCATAACGTAACGATAATGATTTTCCATTACCAGTACAAACGAAAAAATAATTATATGGGTAGGTTAATAATTTTTTATTTTTAACTGGATACCCATCTAATAACATATCTTTATTAGCTGGTTCTTCATCCGTGTTATAATGCCAACCCTCTTCGCTATACGCGATTGTAGTTACAGTACCAGGAATTACTTCTTGACCATCTAATGCTATCACTGTGGGGCACATATACATCGTAACAATACTATCTGGTGATTGTATATACTGAGCTACAAACTTGTTTACAGTCTCTATATCATCTACACTGGCTATTGGTATAGCTGTATATGTTGCACCACTGTAACATCCATTATAGAAATTCCCTTTACTTTCATTTTCACCTGTTTCTGTGTAACCTATAACCACACAAAAAGCGTCTAATGCTGATGTTATTTTACTAAAACCATTGAAAATGTATTCGCCTACTTCGCACGGTTCAGGCATAATATTATCACCAATCTCGTCAGTAATACTATGCTCTCTCTCAACATAGCACATATCAAGCGTAAAATCAAAAAACCATGTCTGCATATCGTCAATCTCAAATGTGATTTCAGACGTAACATTATTCACATATTCTACACTAGTGATAAATGCATAAAACCACTTATTCCCATATGCTGAGTTCTGGAACATCATATAATTACAGTCATATAAATCTTCCGCTTTTCTTTGCACCCTAGCATAACCACGTTTTACTCTTTGGTATGTCTGGCTAGTTAAATTATATTTAGTTAAACCAGCAAAATAATTTGTCTGTGCGTTAGCACTAGCAAAATAAATAGTGTGGTCATACGTAGTATCAAGTGGAACATCTTTTAAAATTCTTATATTAGTATTCGGTTCAATATACATTACATAATCTCCTTTAAATGTGGGTGGAAAAAAATCCACCCACTTAATTATTACTGTTTTGTAAGAGTCAGTGTAGCACCAACATTACTTGCTGATGTAATTTTATTCGCCGCATCTGTATATTGCGTTCCGTTAATCTCAGCAACCACTTGAATTTCTGTTTCATGCTTACTTGCTGGAATCATGTAAGCACCGAATCTATGCACTGCAATACCATCTGTTGTCAACTGTTCTGTCTGAATAAAGTCAACCATGTGTGGCTGTAATGTAGCTGTATCTGATTTTGCTTCAACTGTCAAAGTGATAGCATCTTCTGATACACTCTTATCAGTGATTTCCATAGTGATAGTGTCTGGTAAAGCGATGTTAGCATCACTTGTCACAAACATGACCGCATTAGAAAACGGTGAATAGGAAACTGTTTTCCATGTATGATAGAAGTAATTCCAGTACAATCCACTAGCGACATATTTCTCAGTAAATTTGTTATTATTATCATAAACTTGGAACCATTCTTCATCAATCAGTACGGCTTTAACATTTGCTAGTAAAGCAAGTTCACCAGCGGTTACTTCTTCAAGACCGTCAGAGTTTGCTCTAATTACTTCAAAGCGTTCATTGTCAAAGGAAGTCCAATCATCAATCAGGAACAATCTACCCATAAAGTCAGCTTTTTCCATATTGAAAGCGCTAGCCAATACATTTACATCATACTTAGCATTGAACATAGCATCCATAAAAATGATCTGATCTTCTTTTGGAGTAACAGTTTTTACGCCATTTTCATTAAACTCTGATCTCATAAATGTGAAGAGGTTTGATGTACCTCTAAAGAACTCTGCACTGTCAGTAGGTTTTGTGCCATCCCCGATAGAAATAGCGTGCATATTACCCTTGCTCATTGCTTTAATCAGTAGATATTTAAACAATAAAAATTCATCGTATTCAGCCGCAGTGTAAATGCTATCTACAATTTTAGCAATAAGGTTCAGCACACCATCAATAGAAGTAAACGCCTGTTTTAAATCTTCATCTTGAATCGTAATAGGGTACATTACTCTCCAGTTCATAACATGAAATGCTGTTCTAACATCTGGCAGAGTTCTCTTAAACTCTCTGGCTTCTCCTTTTGCTGGGTCATACTCCACAACTTTAGCGATATTTACAAAGATATCCTCTACTGTTTCACCAAACTCAAGATAACCTTTTTTCAAGATCGAATACGGGTTATTAAAGTTAGCACTACGTGCTCTTACAAGTGCTATTCTGTTCACCAATGCATTAATAAACTGGTTTGCAAATGCTGGCGTTCCGTAAATAACTTCACCAACGTGTGGAATGTCACTAGCTTGTGTAACTTCTGGTACATTTTGCTGATAATCATATGAAGCGTTCTGTCTAATAACGTTCATAATATCAATGGTTGACGCATTAAGCGTGTTTACTGCAATTCTTTTTGCCATAAATTATTCCCCCTCTTTAAATAAATCATCATATGTTTTTGGTACTTCTGGTTCATCTGGTTCATTTGGTTCATCTGGTTCATCTGGTTCGTCTGACTCACCACCGAAAAATCTGTCGCGATACCGTTTTTTCCATTCAGCATCATTTGTTTCATATTTTTCTTTCCAGTTTGTTGAATCTGAAACTCTTGTTTCATAATCATTTAGCGTGTCTGTGATATCTTCTAAAAATTCAATATCTTTTTCACCATCATTTTCACTATAAAGTTCCTTATAACTTTCAAGAATTTCATTAATTTTTTTCACTGCCATTGTCTCACCACCTTTTACTTAATTTTCTGCCATTTATTAGTATCAAAAATATCCGACAAACGCATTGAAAGCGGATGGTCGGGAGACAGCATTACTTTACCGTCAATAACAAAAATGATAAAACCGTTTTCGTGCTGATACGTTCCATTATTAAATAACATTCTGCTCACCTCTTTCTTATAAAATCATCATCCATACTGGTAGTTTATTTTTGGTTCTTATTGTACCACCACCGCCACCACCAGCAGAATAAAACCGATACATTAAAACTGCATTTCTTAAAGCTTGTTCTTCTGTCAAATAATAGGCTGGTACAGTTTCCCATGTAACAATACTCGTGTCATTAGCGTGTGTTTGAATGTAAGTAAACGCTTTTTGTGCAAAACTGATTCTATTTTCTAGTGCTGGAACACCGGGTCTTTCCCAACAACGCATAAAACATTCTGTTAAATATGGTATATCAGTAGAATCCGATTTTAAAAAATCATCTAATGTTGCAAACTCACCGTAATTTTGAATCCAATCTTGTTCTACAACTAGGTACGTCATTTGACCATCTGGTGAATCTTTGTCATAGCCATTTTCAGACAACCAATTCAATAAATTTGTTTTTCTTCCACCGTCCCACTGAAACAGTCCAAACGCTGTTCCACCTAGCTGGTTTAATGTTGGGTTGATGTGACTCTCACTCCATGCATTACCAGCTAATGCACAAGCTACATAAATACTAACACCGTAACCCGTAGCACCATCACCGTACCGAAAAACTCTTGTAAAAGATGGATATGTCGATACACCTTTATTTATGGAAACTTGATCAGCTAATGGAATACCCGGCTGGTGCGCTCCCATTGTAATACCGCCCGACGTTTCACCAGACTTATAACACATTTCTGTGTGACCACTTATCCAACATACATCACCAGCTAACCAAATTCCTCTAGCATCTACCTCTTGAAAACCTAAAGATAATAACACGTTCGGTTCAGAACTTGTAGTAAAAGCGTTATGTGCTGGCGCGTATGCTGGTGTTTCCCATCCACCAGCTAGTAACGCATAATTGATAAATGAAGAACAATCATAGTATGTGATTCCACCGACTGTCTGTTGATTTCTATATGACTGACTATATCCCACATTCGGGGCGTTGCATGTGTTGATCGCCCATGAATAACTTTTATTAATGTCTGGCATTATTTCTCCTCAATCCACATTCTAAACGCTTCCATACCAATTCTCATTCCTTGTGAAGCACAACTTTCACCGTTTTTAACTTTAGGAAGTGTACCATAATGATGTACATGCGCTTGATAATACAACTCTAAATTATCTGGTAAATTGTGACAAATAACAATAATATCTTCCAGCCTTAAGCTTTCATTTGCTGTACCGATTCTTGTGTTATTATTAATGTGATTATATCGTACCCAACCTTTTTTCTGAATGTGCGCTAATACATCAATATCTAACTCAAACCCTAAACGTTTACTTAACGTTCTAAAGTCCATCAAAAGATTTTCACATCTTTTATTATAATTCATAGTACCAGCCCACATACCATCACGTACTGCATCAAAATCACCGTGCGTCTGGCAATGCGCTCTGTATGCTACGCCATATGCGTTTACTGGTTGAGAATCTGGTTGTTTCATGTGGTCGGAAGATGTAAACCAACTAAGTGGCGTTTTACCCGTCAATCGGTTTAAGTCACAACTTGAAGTGACATATGGTAAAGAACCGACACTTGTATATTGGTGTAAATCACAACCTTTATGCGGTGGATAAGCTTGATTATATTGTCCGTTGTTTTTTCCATATCTAGCTTCCCACCATTTACAATTTGATGGTAAATTATCTACCACTTTTTTGTATAAAGAAATGTCACCATAACCAGTATAAATCATACACTTCTTGCCTAAAGAAGATAAATAATTTAATGCTTCTTTAACACCAGTAGCGGTATTCTTAGATTCAACGTCTAAAATATATCCAACAAAATTTTTACCTGCTCTTTTATTTACCTGTTCTACAAAGAATTTTGTCTGTCCAATCTCATTTCCCTTATCAAGAAAAGTGTACAGCCAATATGGAATGTTATTCGCTTCACAATTTGCTACAAATGCATCAAGGTAAGTATCGATATAGGTTGTTCCTTGTGTAGCCTTTGAGATTAGAAATTCAGCACCTTTTTTAGCAAGTGACCAGTTTGTAATTGGCTTCCAATGTGATACGTCTACAATCATGTTACTCTCCTTTATTAATTCTAAATAAGTCTTTTAATATTTCTGGAAGTAAATCTGAATTGATCTTACTAATGTTTTCTAAAATTGATACTACTTCCGTAACGCAAACGTACGTTATAATAATCGGTAATAGTTTCACACCAACCGAAAATCCAATAGCATTACCCTCAGTATCAAGAATATAAGCTAACATATAACAAAATATAAACCCTACTTTCTTAAACATCCCATCCCTTAATTTTGAGCTTTTGATATCCTTGTTTTTGATTGCTCCAACAAAACCAGAAATTAAGTCAAACAAGTTTAATGAAAGTGCGAGAACAATAGCTTCCATATTTACCATAAACTACACCTCTTTTCTTTTTTCAATTTATTTTCTATAAATAATGTAACATATAAATTGACTTTTGTCAATAGTTATGTTATAATATTTTAAGAAGTAAAGGAGAAAAATATGAGCGAATACTATGATGGAACAAAATTATTATCATTAAATGACTTAAATGGTAAAAAACCAGAAGTCTATATTTGCGTCACTAACCGTACTGGTGGTAAGACAACTTATTTTGGTAGATTATGTGTTAATAGGTTTAAAAATAACGGTGAAAAATTCGCACTATTATATCGGTATAATTATGAATTAGATAATTGTGCTGATAAATTCTTCAAAGATATTGGAAGTTTATTCTTCCCAAATGATACAATGACGAGTGAGCGTAGAATGAATGGAATTTACCATGAGTTATTTTTAAATGATGTGTCGTGTGGTTATGCTATCTCTATGAATAGCGCTGATCAAATTAAGAAAAATTCTCACTTATTTAGTGATGTAATCAGTATAATATTTGATGAATTTCAGAGTGAAACTAACCATTATTGTTCCGATGAAGTTAGAAAGTTTATTAGTATTCATACAAGTATTGCTAGGGGGCAGGGTGAGCAAGTTCGTTATGTCCGTGTATTTATGCTAGGGAATCCTGTTAGTCTTTTGAACCCATATTACACGGTATTGCATATTAGTGATCGCTTAAAATCTGATACAAAATTTTTACGTGGTGATGGGTTTGTCATGGAACAAGGGTACATATATAGTGCTAGTAAAGCGCAAAAGGAAAGTGGTTTTAATCGTGCGTTTAGTGGAAATAAATATGTTGCTTATTCGAGCGAGAGCGTTTACCTAAATGATAGCAATACATTTATAGGAAAGCCTAGTGGTAAGTCGTTGTACCTTGCAACGCTGAGATATGAGGGTGTTAATTATGGAATTAAAGAATTTACAGAAGAGGGCGTTATATATTGTGACAACAAACCAGATATGTCACACCCGAATAAAATTAGTGTTACAACAGATGACCACGGTATTAATTATGTGATGTTAAAACGAAACGATTTCTTTTTATCAAACCTCAGATATTTATTTGAACGTGGTTGTTTTCGTTTTAAAGATCTTCAATGCAAAGAAGCTGTTATCTCAGCATTAAGTTATTGATATCTTCTATTGTTACTTGTTTTGTGTAAACGGGGCTTGCACTGTTGAAATATACAGCCTGTTTATATATTCTATTTTGCAGTAGGCTTAACGAGTGCAATAGTTAAAGATATAATAAAGCAAGGGTTACAATCTTTTGATTGCCCCTTGCTTTTATTTTTATCCTCTCATTTCATAATACGTGTCTGTTAAAAGAATCCCACCTTTTATTCTTTTTGGTAACAATTTGCCTGGAATTTTCAAACCATTTTTAAAGTCTGCTATTGTTCTTTTAATTGGCTCACCAGTTTCTTTATCAAAAAGAAATTCTTGTTCTTCTTTATTGTATTTTATTTTATCTTCTTTATTTAAAGTGTTTGACATAGACAAGTCGAATAAGTCTTTACATTTCTGTGGCATACCAGCGCACTTAATATTATAATAAGGCTTTTCTATTGGTTTTAAATCTTCTGCTATTACGTGTTCGATATAGGTTTTCTGTCTTGTAAAATAACCAACGTCCCATGATGATTCTAATTTCCAACAGCAAAAGTTTTTATCATGCACCTTAATACCTTTTAATTCTTCTGGTTGTAAGTCACAATGAATACTGTCAGTATCTGCATAGATAAACCCTCTTTTATTTACTCCATAATAATTCGCTTGTGCCGCCCGAATTGTAAAGTTTCGTGCATAACTTGTTATGGCTGAACCGATAGGAATATAACCAGTTTTCTTTTTGTGCTCTGTGATAGGTATAAAAGACAGCACACCATCATCTTTAATGTAAGCTATCTTAAATGATGAATCAGAAGATGAAGCCATTTTGCCATACAAATTATTAAGAAATAGCTTAGCTTCTGTTCTTTTTGCACCAGTAGATTTTAACTTCATTTCTTTGTACTTGTTTATATATTCATCAAACAAACCACAAGCTGTAAAGAAGAAACAACCATCTAAAATTTCAAAATCAACTAACTCGTAGTGTTCTTTTAACAACTCATAATCTGTTTGTGTTAATGTTAATTCAACTCTAGTGTCTGTCATTTTATGTGTAAATGGATTCATGTAATGTGTATAATACTCACCTGTTTTTACATCATAAACATCAGAACTTTCGAGTGCTTCTGTCCCAATGTATAAGGGATTTCCTTTAATCTGAATGAATGGTAGATACCCGTCTTTCAAATAAAACCTAGTTTTTATTCTAACAAAATAATAAGTGTGATCTTTTAATGCCATATCTGGAATGTAATTCCCTCTCCAAAACTTTGGTAAACCTATTGGATATTTATTTCCACTTTCACCATACATCATAGATGGGTATAATGAATTAACGTCTCCTGTTGTACCATTTCTTTTTATCTTATTTTCTTTCCCTTTAACAAGATAGCACCAGCCACCTTTATATGACTTACGGATATAAGCGTCAACATTAGTAGAACCGTATTCTTCTAATAAAGGTATACTTTCTAAGTCTGGATAAACGTCCTCATATTTCATGTAATTCAAGACACTATATTTATGTAGTTTCTTAAACTCTGATAAACAACAAGAACCTATTGTTAATCGTTTATGTCCATCATCAAACATGCTTTCTAACGCTTCTTTTACAACTAAAACATCATTTGCGATGTACTTTTTTTCTTCTTCCGTTATCTTACATCCAGCATATCTATATCCTTTATATTCCATCTCTAATTTTTTGTGTTTTGTACCAAAACTTTTGCCAATTTCTTTCACGGAAAATGGTAAAAGTTTCAGTGAATCTTTTATCATAAAATAATGATTATTTTCTTTAAAAATAATTTGATACCATTGACCACGATCTGATACAACAAATTTTACTTCATGATTTTCCATTTCCTTTTCATGTTTCCATGATACATCCAATTCATTGTCTGAATTGTGAATAAGTGCCTGTTTAAAACCTAAATCTACTAACAAATATGATAGCCAAAACGCACCATCAAATTTAAGGTTATGATAATACATTGTTACATTACAATCTAATGTTTTAATGTAGTCAAACGTTTCTTTAATCGAGTGTAAGATAAGCACATCTTCTGTATATAATTCTACTATTGCTGAAGCCCACACTTCTGTATCTTTTTGACCATCATATACTGTTGTTTCAAAATCACACATAAATGTTCTTGTCGTTCTATTCATTGAAAAACTCCTCTTCTTCTTCCGCTAAACCAGCCCATCTTACTAATTCTTCTTTATATTCTTCCATATCCTCATAATATAATTTCCCTTGGTCTGGTAAATACTGTATCAATTCACTTGTATAACGATTAAATGATACAGAATCATATGCCACATCAAAAGTAAAAACTACACCGACTGCTTCTCCATCATTTAACATTTTAGCTACATCATCTACACCGTTATCAGCTATTAGTCTATCCATCCATTTTAATAATGCATTTGAAAATCTTCCGTTTATACACGCTTGAACTTGAGCGTACCATACGTTTATAGCATTTATACTGAAAAAACTTTCATCAAACGTTTCTCTTTTCTCTGTTTTTTTCTTAAACTTTTTTTGTTTTCTTGTTTCTTTTGCTTTTTGCCCACGCTGTTTTCGTTCTAATTGTCTACCCTTTTCACCAGTTACTTCTTCACCATATGACGCAAAACCATGATACGTTGAACGTTTATATAGTCTTTCTAATGTAATTTTTTCAAGGTTTCTTATAGACGCTTCTGTTTTAGTTTTAGGTACTTTTGGAATTGTTAATTCTATGCTATATCCACGTTTTTCTAATGACCGAATACGTTTCAATATCTTTGCACGTACTTTTTTATATTGTGTGTTAATGTTTTGCTGTTTCTGTGATGGTTTCCTTTTTCCCATATTGACACACCACCTTTACATTTATAGGAACAAAAAACCAGTAGAGAATATATCTCTACTGGTATAGAGAAAAGATATTAAATTATCTTAACTTTTCAATATCTAGTTTGCAATCAACATACGGTCTTCCAGCCTTTGTCGTACCACTGATTTTTACAATAGGCGCTGAACCGTCACCCAAAATACTAATAATATCTAACAGAGATTCTTTGAATGTCTGTGACTGTGTAGCATACACTTCTTTTTCTGGTGTAATGATCGACATTACTTCGATCTCTGTGCCGTCTTTTTTCGTGTCCGTAAAGATAACGTATCCATCTACCATGATAGATGTGCCATCTTCAACATCTTTAACACTGTGCGTATCTTTTCCTTTTGTCATAAGATACTCGTCTACTTTGTCAAAATCTTTGCTTTTTTCAATAATATTAATCATGTTTATTCTCCTTTATTCTTGACTTATTTCTGTAATACGACTGCATTTTCAATAAACTTCTGTTCTTCCATGCCATACAAGGTTTCGATAACTTCTGTATCGACAACGTGTACAGCTTTTACATTTTCTTCTGTTATCGCTTCTTCACATGCCTTTAACAGTTTTTTGCTGTCTTTGTAGGTTCTTGGGAGTGTCAAGACTCTTGTAACGCTTTCACCTGCTTCAATGTCGAGACACATTACGGTTGCCTTTGTTGTCTGGAATGTTCTTGTTACCATTGGTTTTCTCATTTTTCGTTCTCCTTTTCTTTTATGAGTGTTTATAGTTGTCTATGCGATGGTTCGCATAAAGCGGTTATTGGATTCGAACCAATGTATACTAGAGTCAAATTCTAGTGCGTTTCCGCTACGCTAAACCGCTATGTCTGAGTGAGCAAAGCTTTTCGAGAAACTCACTCAGAAAGTCAATATGGAATTTTATTTATAGTAATTTCTTACTATGTTTATAGTATAGCAGAAGTTACTCAAAATGTCAATAGAAAATCTAAAATTTATTAAATTAATTTTCTATTGTGAAAATTTTAACAATGTGCTAGTTATGCTTGTGACCATAGAAGTCTCAAAAGGCAATTTTCAACGTCTTCAATACTATTATATTCTTCCGTGTAGCAATCGTTTGCACAGCCTACTTGATATAACTGTTTTCCATCTTTTTCTGTGGTGTGCACATAGATGTACACACCGAAACCCTCTAAAATTTCAATAAGATCTTTTATCATTTTACACACTCCCTTATACAAAATATTTTATCGTCTTTGTATGCTAATATGCTCCCGTCAACCCACTTTACAACTTCATCTGCCCCACGGATAACCATAACAAAATCATCAATACCACACTTTATAGTTGTTATATATTTTCCGCTATCGGCGTTTCTTATTTTTACTTCATACACTTAAATTCACCTCACCTATCAAAATATATTCATAATGACCACAACAAAACGAACAAAATGGACTAACACCAAAATATTTATGTATTCTATCAGCTTCGCACATTATTTCCAGCACTTCCGTAAAAGTCGCCATAAAATAGCGAACAAACTGACCATAATTATATACTAAAACCTTATACTTCATGTTTCACCGCCATTCTAAAACTCAATTCCGAACATGGCTAATATTAATATTAATATAATTATAATATCAATCATTCCCATGGTTACGGTCATTATTGACCGCAACCATTCTCTATTTTTATTCATAGCCACCCTCCCGATTTTTCCTTATTCTATAATAGACATCTAACATGAACGCTGATAAATCTATACCTTTTATTGAAGTATAATCATCTAATAATCTAATTATGGCTATATCAACTTTATTTTTAGGTAATTCACTAAACAACAAACATAATTCGGCACACCGCTTATTCAGTTCAGTATACGCTGTAATTTTATCCATATTATTCTCCCCCCTTATAGTCTTTCCGTGGTGGTAAAACGTCCGCTAATTCAATGAACTTGCTTTCTGGCATACCTAGTAAAACTTCCTCTTCTGAAAAGTCAGTTACTTTTACAAGCTTAAAAGTATCTGTGTCAAATAATTTTTGATAGGTTTTCAACAGTTCATCTTCGCTGTCGAACTTTCCGCCAATTGTAAAATCTTTTACAACTACTTCTGCCTTGATTATATCCATGCACATGATCTCACAGTTTGTCTTTGTTACGGTTCTTGTTACCATTTTTTCTTTTCTCATACTTTTTTCCTCTTTTCTTTTTATAGATTTTTTCTTGTTTCATGCTACAATTGTAGCTAATGCCTTGCATGGATTCGAACCATGCAAGTCGTCCATCACGACAAGGTTATTTATAAGGGTAGAACTCTTGACGAGTTTTAGTCACGTAATATTCACCGTCACGTGTTGACCACCCTAAAGTGAACATAAAACAGTTATATGACTCAACACCAAAGTTCCAAAATTCATCAAAATTATCTCTGACAAAATTTTCCCAAGAATCAAAAATCCACTGTTTTCTTTCAGAAGGGCGGTCATAGCATGCTTTTAATGTGTGACGTGCTGAACGTCTTTCGTTATCAATCGGTTTCATCACTTCAAATAACATCCCGTCAATTTCAATATACTTTTTCATATTCTTTCCCCCTTTATCCCGTTCAGAACCACAAAATCTTCACCGAAAAAAGTCACTGGTAGATCTTTTATGTATCTACCGTCAGCGTATCTAGCGCCCTCTAATATAGCCTTAAAGGTCAACCCGTCAATAGTGACCTCAGTATCGCCTATAACCTTTATATAGACTTTTTCATCCATGTTCCATGCACAATTCATGAAGTATAATTCTCTAAATGTCATTTTCTATACCTCTCTTTCTATTCAATACCTATCTTTTAACTGTCTTTATTGTACCACATGTCTACCCAAAATACAACTGTCATTTTTACCAAAATGTGGTACGAGATTTTGTGCAAAATGACGGGGGAGAAATGCACCGATTTTGGCGTGTTTGGGGTCGATTTT